GATCATTGGCAATATAATCTATTGCCTGAGTTTGCGGAACACCTCTTCTAATAACAACTGTTTCACCAGTTGCAGGAGTATTCCCAGATGTAAATGTAACATTACCACCTGACGCATCTCCAGCACCAGATACTGTGTAGTGCGTGGTTAGAGTTTTGGTTGTCTCAGTTCCTGTAGAGGATCTGATAATTACTTGTAAATCTGTGTCCGCAAAAATCTTAAAGGTATAGGCAAAAGCTGTTGTGCTTGAATTACCTGAATAGGAATTTTTTACTGTAGTTGAAGATACTGTCATATTAATTCTCTATATTATTAAATGTTACAATTAGCAATACCATATTATTGTGGTAATAGTACATTTATTTCTTCTGTTTCATCTCCTTTTTTTCTTTTTAATAAGCCATATTTTTTAATTTGAGCAGCTTCTATTGCATCCTTAACTTCAGGATATTCTTTAAGCATTTCATAATATGCTTTATCTTTAAATCCTTTAAATATTTTTTTAATATATACTTCTTTACCACCATCATTTTCAGTATTTCCTTCTTGTAAACTTTGATAATTATTTGAATCAAATGTTTTTTGTAAGTATTCTGTTAATGTTTTACCTTCTATTTTAACTTTACCTATATTTTCCATCATATAATCATAAGCAGATTGATCACCTTTTTTATATTCAGTTAAATCTACTGTCTTATATTTTATTTTTTGTGGTTCTCCAAGAGGAACTCTAAGTCTAGCAATCTCAAATGCAACTGGGTTATTTTTAACATCTATTTTTCTACCTACTAAGCTAGGTCCTTGAAACCAAAAAGAAAATGATGCTACACCATCTGGATTTAAATATAAACTACTTGGTGTTTTTTCTATAGGTTCACCTGTTAATATGTCTCTTCTAGGTTCTAAATATTTTTCACCTAATCCAGACCTTGCTATAATTCTATCTAAAAATCCTCTTGTTTCGTATGATTCTGTTTCTGGATCTAATATTCCTGGTATACCTTGATTTCTTAATGAAGCATAAGGTATAGCATTTCCTACTACTCCACCAAAAAATTTAGAAAAACTATTTTCAGTAGGATTAGCAATAAGTTCCATAGCATCAGATAAACCTCTTAAATAAGTTTTATTAGATGCGTTTCTAAATACAGTTAAAGCTGCTGAACTAAATATATCTTCTTTTTGTTGATCATTAATATTAATTAAATTTTCTTTTAAATCTGCAACAATTCCAAGTATGTAAAAACGAGGATCCATTCTATTATATTGTTTGTAGGTTATACTTCCATCTTCATTTTTTTGTGCAATAGAGTAAGGTTGCCAACCCATTGATAACCATGTTTTTTTAACTTGAAAATTAGATGGTCCATTACCTGTTATTTTAGGATATAATTTACCATCTTTATCTGCAATATCTTCTGTTGCTAAATGTAATCCATAACCTGCATAAGCCATACCCATAAATTGTCTACCTATAACTTCAGCTCTTGCTCTTCTATCTCCACTATTCCATAAATTTCTATTTTGTTTTGTAAGTAAACCAAATCCAGGAATACGATTTCCAAAATGTCTCCAAAGGTTTGTAGGTGTTCTTATAAAGGGAGCCATAAATCTAAATTCAGGTGAATTATTTAAAAATGTTTGTATTTTACTACCCCAATCTAAATAAGAACCACCTTTTAAAGAATTTGTATAAGTTGCTTCTCTTGCATAGTCTAAAGTTTTTGTATTAATACTGTTATCTTTTGTATTTGCTGATCCATTTTTATCAAAACCTTCATCAAAAATTCTTTTAATATTTTCTTTACCTTCTTTAGAACTTATTGATAAACCTCTTTCCATAGTATTATCTAAAGCATTAGTAAACAATCTACCTCTATAATTCATTTGTTTTAAAAGTTCATCACCTGTCATTAAAAGTCTTGATGGTAATTCTATAACATTACCTATCCAATCTATTGCAGTTCCAGCAGCTCCATCAAAACCTAAATTAGCACCACTAATAGGTCTTACTGCTTTACCACCTACAATTTCTAAGTTATCTTGAGTTCTAGCAAGAGGATCAAGTATTGCATCACCTTGTTTTAAAGCTAGTCCTGTAGCTTTTATAGTATCTCCAAAACTCATCATCATTCCTTGATATTGAGCAAAACCTAATCTTATTGATCTAACATCTGCTCTCGCAAGACCACCACCAATTTGTTCTAATGGTCTAATAAATGCTTCATAAATACCAGACTTCATGTTGATAGCTTGTGTAAATACACCAGACAATAATGAGTTAATATAAAGTGAGTTAAATGCTTCTATTGTTCTTTGGTATCTTGTTTTAGCAACAGAATTAATTACTTCTTCTAATGGTGCATCTTTAATTAAGTTTGCTATTGTTGTAGAGTCTCCTCTAAAGTTTTGAATAATATCTACCATTTTTTCTATATCTAAAACTTTACCTTCTGATCTAGCAACTTTTATTCTACCTGCTTGAGTAGTTCTAGCTGCACCTCTTATTTGATCTTTAAGAGCAATAACTGTTTTTCTAATTATTTCACTTTGCAAAGCCACATCTTCTTTTGCTTGTTTAGTCCATGCTTTAGTATCTCTGCCAAATTTTTTAACATATTGTTCAGAAGTTTCTTTTAAAGTAAATGCAAGTTCTTGTAATACTTGTTTAGATGCTAACATTCTAACTGTAGCATTTTTTGCGGCAGCAGCTTCTTTAGGTAATGCTTTTAAAACTTCTTCTTTATTTCTTGATAATAATGTTGCAAGTTCTTCTGCTGTTTGATTTTTTAATACATCATTTTCTAAATAATCTTTTGTTACATCATCAAATCTTTCAGATACATCATCTATTGTTTTTAAAACTTCAGCAGAATTTAAAAATGATTTAGTATTTAATATTCTTTTAATAAAAGATTCAGTTTGTTTCTTAGCTTCTTTTTCACCAATGTTTATTTTTTTTATATATTCTTTAGTATTAATAGCTTTATTATCTTCTACAATTTTAGTTAATACTTTTTTATTTTTTTTCTTTTTCTTTAAACCATCAATAGCTTCACCAGTTTCTTTATAAATTTTTTCTTTCTCTGCTATGTCTTTAGTTTTTTTAGCTTTTTTAAATGCTTTGACACCAAACAATATTTCAAGTGGTCCACCAATAAGCATCCCCTCAAGTACATTTTTTAACCTACCTTCCATTTCAGTATCATCTTCGTCTGTAGCTAAGTATTGAGTAACTGCATTATTTAATACAGGAGAATCAAACTCAACTAGCATATCTGCTAGTCTACCTTCATTAGGATCAAACACAGTAAGATCAGCTACAGCTCCAGCAGATATACCTCTTAATGCTGTCTTAACTATATTACCACCTAGACCAACACCTTTTAAAATTTTAGATGGTCCTATAAATCCTGTTACAAATCTTGCTGCACCTTCAGTTAAATTTTCACCAATACCTTCTGGTTTATGAAACACAGGTAAATTTCTTTGTTGAGAATATGCTCCTTCTTTCCATTTCTTAGGAGAAACATATTTTGGTATTAAATCTTTAAATGTAAATTTACCATCTTTATCTCCAAACTCTAATCCACCCAATGAAACTATATTTTCATCTAAAAAATCACCTTGTTCTTCTACCGCATTAACAACACCTTGAGCTGCTGATAAAGTTAAACTTCCTGCTTTATTCCAAAAATTAAAATCTTCTTCATCTGGATTAGTAATTAATCCAGAATTAACTGGTTCTACTTTATTAATATTTTTTTTAGCTTCTTTAATAAATTGTAGAGCTTCTTCAGATAGCTGTACATCCGCCATAATTATCCTTCTTGTCTTGATTTAAGAATTTTAATATAGTCATTAAAAAATTTATTAACTTGAGGTTTACCTTCCTCATCTACATAACCATTTAATCTAGCCATTGTTATTAAAATATTTTTTTGACTTGGATCAGCTTTATATTGATCATATAAAGAAATTATATTAGATGTTTCTCTAATTACATTAAATTTATTTTCTTCTAAATTAAATGCTGTTATTTGTTCTATTGAAACTTCTTCATATTTATCAATTAAATCTAATCTAAGTTGTCTAGCATATTGTTGCTGTTCATTATAAGTTGCGTCTGGATTTGATTGTACATATAAATCTATTCTTGCATCATATTCCAAACTAGCCTCTGTTGCTCTTTCTTTATTAACAGCTTTATTAAAAGAAGCATCAAAAGCATTAAAAAAAGTTCCTTCTAATAATTTCTTTTGTTCTGTTTGATATTCAAAAAATTTATTACCTTGTTCAATTTTTCTAACAAAAGTATCGTGAGTAATACTTTCACTTAATATTTTTTGTTTTAATGTTGCAAATTGTGCTTCTCTTTTACCAGATATAGTTTTGCTACCATTGTATCTTTCAAAATTTTCTAGTTCATTTAATAATCTTTCAGCTTCTTCATAGTCAGCATTAGGATCACCTTTAACAGCAATAGATTCAATTTTTTGTACATAAGAATTATAAATAGAATTATTAAATATTTCATCAGATAAAAATTTAGCACCATTTATATCTTTATCTAATTGTTTAATTTTTTCTACAGCATCTGGTGTACCAATAAGAGAATCAGCATCTGTTAATAATAAAACACTATCAATAGCTTCTATTCTTTTTTTAAGATCGTTAGATCCTAACATATGTTCTTCATTAAATAATTCAGCTTTTAAATATAATTGGTCTTTATATTTTTGTTTTAATACAGGATTAGTTTCAGATTTAAACTTTGCTACATCTGCATTAATATCATCATTATAAATTTTAGCACTTTCTTTTTCGTATGCTTTAAAAGAATTTTGTTTTAAATGATAAATGCTTTCAGAGTTTTCTAAATCAATACTGTTTTCAATTAATTTTTTAACTCTTCTATTTTTAACAGTAGATAATTTTTGATTTATTAAAGGTGTAAAAGTTGTTTTCCAATTATTAATAGCTTCATCTTCACTAATATTATCTTTTTGTGATTCAATAATTTTATCTGATTCTGCTTTTAATTCTAATACTGCTTTTTTTGCAATTAACTTTTCTTCGTTATCTCTTTTTTTAATTGCATAATTTGCTAATTGATCAGATGCAGGTAAAAGTTTTGCAGCAATAGTAGAAGTTGGTGATACTTGTATACCAGTTGCTACACTTCCAACATCTGTTGTGGGTCTTGCAGTTGATTCAAATGTAGGTATTTTAGGCATAATTATCCAAACGCTTTTAATAAACTTGTTCCTGCTTGAGCATAATACCCAAACTCTGTTGCTTTAGCTTGTTGTCTAGCAAGTTCACCTGACATACGAGCAAAGTTTGCTTCTTCTAATTTTCTTGATTCTGCAACTTTAGAATTGTAATCAATAATATCTTTTTCTATTTCTGCTTGTTCAGCATTAAATTTTAAAATTCTTAAGCCAGAATTAGAAAGTTCTGCACCAGAAGTTAGTACAGCAGTTTTTGTTTGACCTTGTAACTGTGCAAATTTTTGATCAAATCTAGCAAGATCAAATTCTTTTTGTTGTTGTATTCTTTCAGCTTCTTGTACTTTAACTCTAAAATTTCTATCAGCTATTGCTTTATTGTATGCTCCAACTGTACTTGCTTGTCTACCAGCTACTATTGCTGTTCCTGCGGATATATAAGGTGCTGCTGTTGTTAATGCTGGTGCTGCTGCTGCTAAAAATCCCATTAAAATATCCTCGCATATCTGTATTGGTCTGAACCATCAAACCCATAGTGTTTCATTAATCCCTCGTTCTTTAATCCTAACCATTCTGCAAATCTTATACCTTTGTCAAAGTCTGTTCTTACAGCAGTTTGAACTCTTTTAATATTATATTTTTTTGCAACCTTGGCAAAATCTTTTTTAATTGCTTTCGCTACTGCAATAGGATGATCCCAAACATCTTGTGTTGCAATGACCCAACCTTCTGCAACTTGACCCCAAATCATTTTCATACCAGCAGCAAAGATTGGTTTGTTATCAACCATACCTGTAAAAGCTAAGTGGTCTTGCACAAGGTTCATAGCATCTCCATCAAACTGTGCATCCTTATCCATAAGTTTATGATTCATTTGGCATGATAGTATAAATCTTCCATGTTCAGCAGTGTAAGGTACTATATATAGCATATTATCCATCATTTGTCTGTAATCTTGGGTATAACGATAAAATTGTAAAAGGTAAAGGTTGTCTTTGCCTAACATAAATAAAACCATCTGTTTCATAGTTTCCTCTAAACTCTACCTCTTTGTCTCCTGTAAATGGTGGTATACCTTCATCCATTAAATCAGCAGAACTTCTAAATGGTATTCTTTCCATGTTTGAAAG